AAGGATTCGTTGGATGGGTTGGTGTTGCTATCAAGGAGATTATTGATGCGAGCAATTTTGTCCCACATCCGCACTCGGAGTCCATTGAGTGCGCCACCTGGACTATGAGCGATGTTCTTCGGACCGTAATCGTGATGTTTTCTAAGCAAGAGCGATCCAGCGGTGTCATAGATTCTCCAGACATCTTCGACGAACTGTCCATTTACTTTCTTACTGGCATCGGCTGACAGGTAATAGTCCCAGCCTTGTAATCTATCGCTATTATTATCATCCCCATATCCATCAATAATCTGGCTGCCTCTTGGAGATCCTTTTTCTTGCTCACTCACTTCACTCCTCCTACTAGGTTGGCTGTTGCGTCTTTACCATTGGCTAAGTAATAGTCCGTTATGTCCATACCTGGTGGTAATTGTACGATTTGTGAGTTTAAAACCTCGCCAGCAACACGCCGAGAAAACTCCATACCAGGATTAGAACCATCTTCTTTCAAATCATTATCACCAAGTACATAAATTGTGTCAAAGCCAGAGAATAACTTGGCGTAATACGGCTTCCAAGCAGCTACTCCTGGCACCCCTACTGCTGGCACACCAACAAGTGCGTCCATAACAATTGCATCAAACTCGCCCTCACAAACAACAATCGATTTCGTAGCGGACATCGTTGCAGTTACGTTGTATAGGTGACTCTTCTGACCGATGGGAGCACCATACTTGGGCTTGCCGTCATCAAGTCTACGGAACTTAACTCCAGCACATAGACCAAGGGCAGTCATATAAGGAATTGATATCCAACCCTCATACATCTGATGACCTTCAATCGGTTCTGTCACAGTACCAAGTTGGTACCGAGCAGCAACTTCCTCAGATATCCCACGTCCTGCGAGGTAACCTAGCGCCCTGTCGCTTATTGAGTCCGCGTACTGGACTACCGCTTTTAGCAGTGATTTCGTTTGCTCTATCGATTGCATCTTTGAACCCCAAGTTCTCCAATTCCATAATTACATTAACGGCATTACCACCTTTACCGCAGGTGTGGCAGTAGTACAGGTTATTGTAGGTATCAATGACTGCTGATCTTCGACTGTCATCGTGCATACAACACCGCACCGATATATTAAAACCCTCTTTTACTTCCCCTCCGAAGTGTCGTACCACATCTGCTATGGGGATTGTGTTTGCATCGGAGTTGCCTTTTGACCTCTTCGTACGAACCACCCTGGTCCAGTCTTGTGCTGGCATCCGCAATCTCCTTCGCAGTTTTCGTGAAACTCCTTAGCCATATCAGTCTTACCAATAGTGTTGTGGTGACCTGCCCACGCACATTTGCTACAGATCATCTGGCTCTCGCTCTTCTTCCTTTTCTTCCACTTCAGTTGGTTCTTCTGGTAGTTGAACATCTTGCGGTTCACCTTTCCAGATATCACTAGTGGTTATATGTCCTTGTGGTATTGGCATTACTTGCTCCTATCTACTAACCATTGGTCTAGGTCTTGGATTACCCAAGCCTTCTCTACTCCGTGTTGTCTACGTTTGACTACAACGAAGGCTGGCGGAGCGACGGGTAGTCCGCGAGCCTTCGCGTAGTTGGCTGCCTCAGTCTGGGCTTCCGCCCAGAACTGAGGAAGACTAAGTGACTTACGATTCTTACATTCAAGAATGTATGTCTGACCTGCGATTATGGTAACGATATCGCCTTCGTCGTTGGCGCCCGCTTTAGCGAGGCGCTCGGCGAAGTGTCCAAGTTTGCGTAAGTATTTCATTACATCCGTCTCGAACTTAGAACCTTTTGTTTTGTTATAGGAACTCATACAACCCTCGTGTAATTAGAGTGCAGAACTGCCCTACCAAAAGCATCAGCATCGTTAATCTGACAGGTAGAAAAGTTCACAAATAAACTTGCGAAGTCTTGTCCATCTGCCTGATGTTTACCAAAACGATTTTTAACTGCTGCGACCCGTAAATTATTAGTTAACGGATCAAAGCCAAGAGTAAGTATCAGACTAGGAAGCTGACTCACCTTTCCGTGAATTGAACGACGATGAGGTGGATAAGTTCCCGGGCCATACTCGCTCTGTTCTGAGACGTGGTGTAGCACCAAGACGCAAGCCTCGGTTTTACGTGCCATATCGTGCAGGTCCATCATTATCTGACGCAACCCTGCCCATTCATTCTCAGATTCAGCGACTACATTCATCAGGTTATCAATGACAATCAGTTGTGGGGCTACCCCATAGAGTTCTATGTAGGCCTTGATTTCATCTTCGATATCGTCAAGGTTTGGTGACGAGTCGAATACCCATTGAATGTGGGATATATCTTCTAGATTTGAAGAGTACGTATTTGCGTTATACGCAATTTGGTTCTCTACTGTTTGCTGGGTGTGACCTGACACGTGGGCTGTAGCACGAAGCATTACTGTTGCTACATCGGTATCTGCCGAGAAGAACAACGTTGGGACTTTAGATTTAATAGCGTAAACGAGAGCGAACATAGACTTTCCAGCGTTAGGTGCAGCGGCAACCATACACACTTGACCGCGCCGAAACTTTATGTCCTTAGTCTCTAAGTCTTTCCACACAGTCGGAAGCGGCTGCGCCATAGTATGGGCAGTCTTCCAAGCGCGGTCTAACCTAAGCACTTTCCTCCCGTCGTAAAACTATATTCCTACGTCCTCTTAATTGCCTTCTGTCCCACTCTGTAAGGCCACCCCAGATTCCAAAACGTTCGTTATGGATGCCCCATTCTGCACACTCATTTTGATGGATACACTGGTGACATATACTTCGAGCGTATACGGTTTCACTTGCTGACCCAATTCCTGGTTCTGGAAACCAAAAGTCGCCACCTGATTGAGCGCAGAGAGGATCCTCGTATTCACGAGGCTCTCGCATTGGGTCATCGGACCCAGATAGTTTGGCACTTATCTGGAGCACCCTTGGCAGCGTTACACATATAACCCTTCCAGGATTTTCCTTGTGCGTTTACACCTTCGCGATATGTCATTGGTCCGTGTTTACAAACGTTGCCTGACGGCTGTACTTGTAGTGCGGTTACATTATTAGGTGTAGAACCTTGAACGGGCGCAGAAGATCCAGCGCCTCGAAACGTATCAGCAGTTGAAATAATCAACGCAGATACCATTGCTAGGTCTGTAAGACCTGTTTCCAACTCACGCACATCTGTTGCGTAGAGATTAACGAGTGTTCCATCAGGCAACTTATAGTTGACTTGGAACTTTGTTGACTCGGGTGCAGCCATTTACCTTCCTCCAGTTTTTCTTATGGAAAGCCTTGTGCTTTCCTTGCCCTGCTTAGTCGGCACGAAGCCTAGTGCTTTCTCCACCGCTTCTTTGTCGACTGTGTTACTTTGGACAGTAGACCATTTGATCTCATATCCTGTTTTTGTAACTCCAGATATACCTAAGAGTGTCTCTCTTAAGCCTTCCTTCTTCTTCTCTAAAGCTTTGATTTCTTCATCTACTTGTGCGTAGTGTAATGCGTTCATTGATGCTTCGTGATCATCAAGAACGGGAATGTCATTTCCCGTATGTTCTTTTTTTAGACCAACGCATCCCATCTCACCAGAGGCGTCATAGTATTTACAATAAAACTTACAATAACTCTCGTCCCTTTCAGGAGCAGGAGCCAAGTCCGATGTCTTAATTGCAGATAACCAATCGAGCGCCTCTAGTGCGATGGCCTCGTTATATGGTTCAGAGTGGACTACTACATCACGCTCATCTCCGTCACGAGGAATGGCTACTAGGTTGACATTCTGGACCTTCCCCAAGCCAGACTTGTCAATCAAATAACCATAAACTTGTACCTGCCAACGCTGCTGTTGCGATGGGAAATAGTTAAGGTTCTTATTCTTAACAGTCTTCCAATCGATTACATCTCCTGTCCCAGGAATGAAACAATCGACGTGCGCTTTCATACCGCCGTATTCGACAGTCTGTTCTAGTAACACATCTTTGTTATCAGCAAGCGAGGCTTCTATTGCAGTATGTATGGCAGTTCCCATAATAGCTGCGAGTTTTAACTCGTTGTCGTTGGTCTCAGGTTGATTATTCAACCTGTACCAAACCTTACGTCGACAGCCGCCAAGTTCTGATGGACCTATCTGAACTTGTGTGGATCTACCACGCTTATTCTCTTTCTCGTGAAGAGCCTTAATAAGTAGTTCTTTTATATCCATCCGTTGCCCTGCCATCTAGTAAAGGTTATGTTGAAGAATAGCAAATTAACTTGCAGAACTCTAGCCAACATTCGTAATGGCTGGTAATCATATATCTTGTAGTAATCAAGTCCAATGGACCAGTTATCTAAATGGTGTGCGTTGATATGCAACGTCCACACTTTCCAATCTTTTCTCACGTTAACTCCCGTCCTTGAGTAACCAATTGAATAGGAGGACAGGTATTTATGTCAAGCATCGAAGCAATCTGAACTGCACGTTCGGCGTGTCCGTTTACGTTACCAATAGTGATACGACCCACGCGGTCATAAAGATAACCAAGAGCAAACTGCCCACCACTACCAAGTCCATAAATAGCGGAGTCCGATTGGATGAACGAGAGGTCTGTCGCAATATGGAAGAGGTTGCCATCAAACGATACAAGGTAGTCGAACCCTGCATCTTTTTCTTTTGTCGCTTCATAAGGATCATATCCGTTCTCTTTAAACGCCGTGATTATGGATGGCAGTACCTTCGTTCCCATCCATTGAATTGGATTGGCACCTTTGTACACAGGCGGTTTCCAGTTATAGGCAAGGATGTCACCAGGACGAGAGTCACCAGTGATCCCTAGCAAGTACTTGCCAATGTGAATTATTTTCGGAGTTGTACTACTAACAGTTCTCAGATTATCTTCGGTTATCTGGCTATCAGCAGCCAAGACAACTCGGTCATCGAGTTGGATTCCTACCAGAGTCGTCATAACGGGATAGTGTAGACCTTCGGCGTGTCGTCGCGATAGCGACACACCTAATCATTACAATATGAGCGAAGCGAATAACAGTACAGGGGCCGCTTATCGGCGGCCCAGTATCTACCATACTGTGCGGTTCCGTCTACCAAGGCTGCGTAAAAATAGCCTACCACCGATACAGGCATCAGACCTGCGGTCAATAGGACCGACCCATCAATGCGTCTGCGGTTGTACTATCTTTAATACCTATGTTCAGTTTGAAGACTACCAAATCTGCTGGTATGCCCTTGATGTGCAGTGTGCTAATTGTGGGAATCTGCTTAAAGCTCCTTGTCCTATAGACAAAGAGAGCGAAATTTAGCACCAAATTTAGGCAACAAAAAAGAGGCCCCCGTCTTTCGACAGGGGCCTTTCCTCGCAGCGTTCTCTTACAAACTACTTACTTCCGCGACCAAACTCTGTGGCCTTTGGGTCTAGCCACTTCAATACTGGCCCGAGGAATCCAGCTAGTGCTGCTGTTCCAAGTTTCTTTGGATCAGTTTCACCTGCTAGATACAACGCAACCGCAGCGGATGCTGCAGCGCGGAACCAGGTTGCCGCGATTGCTTTCAACTTCTTGTCCATTAGTTCTCCTTTGGACTTGGGGTATCTTTCTTCTTCGGCTTCTTCTGCATCTTGGCGTAAGCCAAACGAGCAGCGTCAACCGTATTCCATTTCGGTTTATCGAGCCAAGGAAACCAAGGTCTGGTGTCATTAGCACAATCTTCCTTGATGGAAATATGCAGATGTTTGACGTGTTTATTTTGGCCTACGTAATCGCGGTCACCGCGTTCTTTAGACCAGATACGTCCACTGAAAATTAGATATGAGACTCGCTTATCA